ACCTGTTGCAGAGCGTCCCTTACACTTGAAGGGGGGATCCACCCCTTTATCGGTCTGTCCCAGATAGAAACTGTATTGTCAATAGAGTATGAAATTAAATTCTTAACAAGCATGTCCGCCACGACTACAGCGAATGTTGTTTCTGTTTCCCAAAATGAGCCTGGGTACTCTATGCTCGCACAGACACCAAGCAAATCCACCAACTCAAAACTCAAAATATTTTCAGACTCCATTTTCCAGGAATCCAAGTAATATGTCCCGAAAGAAACCCTTGACGAAAGTCCTGTCTCGGCATAAATGTACATAGGCAGATGTTTTGATAATGCGTTGTAAAAAGTGCCGTCTGAGTAGATCGAAAAGCGCGGGTCGGTGGTAAAAATGCGCACAGACACCGTGCTTACTGGCAGTATCGCACTTATGGGGTTCAACTCCAGCAGCAGGTTGCACTCCAGAATATCAGAGCCCGAAAACTCAATCTTAGTGCCATCCAAATTCAACTGGACAATTGGATAAGTCTCTGCCATTAGGTTGTTGGTCTCTTTTCACGGGACACAAAGGACGTTGACAGCCCTTTCCAGTACGTAACCCCGCCCTTTTGCTTGCTCACCTCATGGCGGGTATTCGCAAAGTAGCCCTCAATCTCACGTTCGCCAAAGATAGTGGGGAACTTCACCGTATGCCAGGGCACTGGCTCAGTAAGTTTGAACCAAAGGTCAGAGTAAACCTGTGAATTGCGATAGGATGACGCAAATTGGATTTCGTAGTTGTCATATACGCCAATCAACTCACGATGCAGCACACCGTCAACCGTCCGCTCTGCGTACTTATCGAGCATGTCGGCTTGTCCGGATAGAGAGACGATAGGCATGTCATATTCAGTGCTATCGATCACAATCATCTTATTCCACTCCCTGAGATTAGACTTGTGCCTACTCGTCGGTCTATCTTCTTGACCGCTTCATACAACACCTGGCCGTCAAGTTTGATAACATTATGCAGTGTCTGTGTACCTTGCTGATTTCTACCGAGTTCGTCGCGAATCAGGTCTCTCAGTAATCGCTCTGGTGTTTCGATGTTGGTTCCGTTGCGTTGATCACCGAGGATAGCGGCAAACGGTGCATTAGCTGGGATCACTGCGCCGGTAGCAAGGTACGGAATCTGAGGCACTGTCAACAATGGAATCTCAAGCCAGCCAGGGATTGGAACGCTATTCCATTTCCCAATCAACACGTTGATACCGCCAACGATACCGCTAAGAAAATTATTCAGTTTCTCAATGATCCAGTTGATCGCTGTCTTGGCTCCGTTTTTCACACCATCCCACATATTGCTGAAAAACTCCCCAATTTTGGAGATAGCAGTATCCCATGCGGTTACAAGCGGATCGATGACATGTTCGCTGAACCAAGTGAACACTGGTTCAAAAACATTCTGAATATCTTCCCAAAGACCTTTGAAAAACTCTACAACAGGGTCGATCACGTTCTCTTTGAACCAAGTTGCAACTTTTTCCCAAAGGTACTTCACAAGCAGCCAGAGATCATAAAAAATGATGTAGATGATGTTCAAAATCGGTCTGAAAAAATTCACAATAGGTTGGATCACATGCTCATTGAACCAGTTGGCAACTTTTCCAAATATTTCCTTGATCGACTCCCACAACCCGACCAAAAACGCTTTGATCTCATCCCAGTATTCATAAATTGCCAGTGCGATCGCTATAACTGCTGCAACAACTAAGGCAGGCCATCCGAGCAACATTGCCAATGCCACTCCAATCGCCACAATTGCGGCTTCAAGTAACCAAAATGTCTGGGTGGACAGTTCCCCTTGTTTTACCCAGTCCATAATGCCAATAACCAGCATTGCAATTCCACCAATCAACAATACGATTGCAGCCACCGTCCAACTGGCAACAGCCATAAAGCCAATAAATATAAGCGTCAATCCGCCCACCATAAGTATGAGATTGTCCCAATCAACACCGTTTTCCAGTGCGTCAAATGCGCCGCGCACAAACATAACAACACCAGCGGCGATTATCATCACACCGAATGTTTTAGTCAGATCCAAGCCAAAAAGTTTGCTAATTCCCCATGCGAGCAATCCAATGCCAACTGCTTCGACTAAGCCTTGAATCAATACCAGGTGATCACGAATTTTATCCAGCCAGGGTGTGTCAGTGTTTGGTGGCTCGATTGGTGGGAGAATGCTGCCGCCCCCACCACCGCCTTCACCGGGAGCGCCGCCGCCTTCTGCGGCGGGTTGCGCCAGTACGTTCAGTTTATCAAACGCGGCAAGCGAGCCCTTTGCAGTTTTGTTGGCCTGTTCCAAATTTTCAGCCATCTCACCAGTCGCATCAGCTGCATCTTGAGCACCGCTCGCAGTATCAGCCATGCTGACATTGGTTCCATAGAGCAGGTTCATTACCTGGCCAACAACGTTGAACAACCTCGTAAACCAGTTGATCACATTGATCAATACCGGAATGATTTGATTGAGAATTGGGATTACTGCATTGCCGACGGCAACTCTTAGATTGTAGAACGCAGTTCCAAGCTGTGATATCCTACCCGCGTAAGTATTTGCATATTTAGCTGCGGCACCTGCAAAAATACCGCCTTCCGCCATAACTCCGTTATAAATTGCCTGATTCTTTTGAGCACGCGTAAGATTGTTTGCAGTCGTACCAATGGACCTGGCATAGTCATCGTACATTTTTGCCAGATTCTTCTGGATCCCGGCGCTGTCAGATAATACTGAGTTTTCCATCCTGAAACCCTGGGTGGTTTTTTCGATCGCCTCACCCATTGTGTATTGACCTTGCCGTCCAAAAGCAGCTGAATCCTTCAGCACCTTCATCATGTCTTCAATCTGATCAGTACTGAAGCCGGTCATGACCATGTTCTGATACGCCTGGATTGCGTCAGTCAGTGGGACCAAGCCGTCAGAAACGTAATCTTCCAGGAAGCCTTTTGCCTCAGTAAGAGAACGATTGTTCGCATTCAAAACAAAACCAAGCCCGGTCCATGCGGATTCAGATTTTGCTGCCGCTTCCACCGAGGCTTTTGAGAAATTGACAATCGCATTAATGCTGAAACCAACACCAACCGCGAGGGCTAATTTGCCCAACATTCCACTAACTTTACTGAGCCCCGTATTGATACCAGCTGCATCCAGTCTCGTCTTGATTCTGACTTCACCAGCGTAAGTTGTCACATTCCACCTTCCTTACTCAGTAAGTCGAATAAATCAACATTCTCACTGTCTGCTTCAGTGAGCGCGTCTTCAGGGTCCGTAACAATAAAGGCATCGCCCAGCTTGAGAGCGTATCGACGCTCCTCTTTGCTTGCTTCCCCGCTGTTCACGCGTCGGCGTAGGTTTACAAGGTTACAAAAGCCCGTATCCGCGCCCAGATCCTGAAACAGTGCCAAAAACTGCCACCAGTGAAGGTCGACCTTTTGCAGATCAATCCCGTGAGTCTGACGAAATGCGGCGTAAATCAACGCTGAGTCCTTTTCAAACGAATACAACCTTGTATTGTCAGCAAACGGATTTTCTTCTTCCGGCGGCTCTTTCCCACCATCCAGAAACTTCACCGCGAGTTTTATCGCCGTTTCTACATCGTCTGGGATCGTCTCTCCGTAGATGCGTCTCAGTAATAAAATGGCTTTTTCCTCGTCGGTAAGTTCGCTGCTTTCCATATCAAGAATGCAAGCCAGCCCAGAACGAAAGTCAAAATTAACCGCGTATTCAACGCCGTTGATTTCGATTGCCTCGGGGAGATCATCAAGGATGATGTTCAAATCAACCTACTTCATTACCTTTTTCTTAGCAACACTTTTACTGAGCCGGTCATCAATCTTTTTGGCACCCACTGCTTCAAACTTGCTGGTTGCAAACTCTAAGAACGTTCCCATGGCATCGAAGTCAAAACCATCAACGAATAGCTTCTTGCTGGTCCCTTCACCAAATGCCGTGTCGATCTCAGTAAGAAAGAAATCTGCGAGCTCGATCATCAGGTCTTTGGCAGCAACATCCTTCAATGGCAAACCTAATTCGTCTTCGCCTTCGAACTGCTCGATTTCAGCAATGCGCTGTTTCATTTCGATTTCTTTACGCTTCACAACTTTTCCTAAGTCGTAAATCCGTCCGCGCAAGTGCACATCTTCCGGGTTGAAGGTGATAACACGCTCCGGATCATCATCAATCATGACCTCAACGCGCTTAGTTTTGAGCTTTAATGATTCCATACCGTTGGTACCTTTCTGCCCCCGGTTGTTCCAGGGGCATAATTGAGTAATTTCT